AACACTGTCAATCCCAATAGTATGCCCTAGTGAAGGGTTGGCTCTTCTCCAATTTGCTTCATCATTCCAATAATCTTCATCGGATAATCCATATACTACCGGATAGAATGACGTGTCCTTCTTTCTACCATTCAGAATATCCAATGCTTTGGTATGTAATTCATAACAGATGGAGTTCCTATCCGTTCCTGCTGTTGTTATAATAAAAAAGAGGGGTTGTTCCCTTGCGTCCCCAGACCCCTTGGTTAATACATCATACAAATGACGATTAGGCTGAGCGTGGATTTCATCAAAGACCAAGCCAGATACGTTTAGCCCATGCTTTGTCCCAGTCTCTGCAGAAAGAACTTGGTAAAATCCCGCATTGGAATAATTCACTATCCTCTTTGTCGCCCCCATAATCTTTGAGCGTTTCTCAAGCGGTCTACTCATCTGTACCATCTGTTTGGCCACATCAAACACGATTGACGCTTGGTTTCGGTCACAAGCCGCACCATAAACTTCTGCACTGGCTTCATTATCCGCATAGAGTAAATAAAGGGCAATAGCAGCGGCGAGTTCGGACTTGCCATTCTTTTTAGGAATTTCAATATAGGCAGTTAAGAACTGACGGTTACCATCTTCTTTCACAATTCCAAATAGGTCACGGACAATCTGTTCCTGCCACGGCAACAAATCAAATCGCTTTCCTGCCCACTTTCCTTTGGTGTGGGAGAGGTTATTGATAAATGTTACTGCCCTATCAGCCTTTGCCTTATCATAGTGTGAGGTTGGAAGCATGAATGGACTTGGTTCATAATGATAGCTCATAAAATTCCTCCTAACAAATCTTCCATTTCATCACCAGTACCAACTTCTGAATCCATCGTAGCTAATCGGTTTCGTGCCGAAGGTGTTAAACCAAATTGTTCACAGAATTTAAGCATGATTTTTAAGTTAGTCTGGCTGATAGAGACTTGAGGGACTTGTTGGAGATAACCATTCGGGGTTTTGATAATGGAGCCATGCTTGGAAAGGAACTCTTCTGCCTCTTTCCAGCGAGCGTAAGCTTGACAATAACCTGCAAATGCAGTCATGTCCATTTCGGTTAAAATTCCCATCTGTTCGAGAATTTTTCCCATCCGTTTCCACTCCTTCTTTGCATCATCTTCAAGCCACTGTGGGCAACGTGGGGCTTTTTGTTTGGGTTTGACTTCATTAGTAGGAAGTGGTCGCTTACCAGGATTTCCCTCAAGTATTTTCATATTCGTTGGCTTTGGTTTTCGCCCCCTGATTGCCACAATCTCACCTCCTTTAGAGTAAGAAAAAAGAACTCAATTCGAGTTCCTTCCTAAAGTTCATTAAAGTTATCAAGAACAGCCTGACAAACTGTTCTATCAATATCGTCCATGTTATCTATTTCATTTCCATATCTATATTGGTAGATATATTCACCATCACGTTTTATTGTCAGAATTCTAATCCAAGCACCGTCTATATTTCTCGGGTCTGTTGTATCTTCACGGAGAAATTCACAAACGTAATGCCTATCACCAACCGTTCGAGTCATTATTTCCCACATCTTACTTTACCTTTTCCACGATATCAATTCCATACAAAACATTCAGGCAACTGCCATTTTCCCACTTAACTAAGAGTGAGCCAATGTCGTCTACTCCAATAACAGTTCCAAGAGTTCCTTTGGGAACTGGATGGGGGTCATCCATTTTAACTAATCTAACCTTAGTCCCAACAGGGTAGATTGTCTTTAGGTAGTTGAATATTTTTGCATCCATGTTATTCTCCAATCTTATCAAATGCCCACTTAACTGCATGTCCAAAGTCTTCGAATCTTCCTGCTTCTTGGTAAATTCGGTCAAATCTGCGTTCGAAGTTTTCAAACTCTTCAAGACTATCAGCCGTTTCGTAAATCTCAACTTCTGTTCCTTTATATCCATTCGATGCAACAATGATCCAATCTTTGTAAGGAATGATGCTTGCGGTTGCTGGATAGATTTCATAGAGCTTTTCAAGTGTTGTTGTCATGGTTTTGTTCTCCTCTTCTTTTTTGTGTACATATTAACTCTAAAGGAGAGTTATATCCAGTCATTTCTCGATTATTTTGAAGATATTTTCGATAATTCTTCACTTGCTAGAATGGCACATCCAATGGCATAGACAACTGTTACAGTTACACCATTTCCAGCTTGTTTATATAGCTGAGCATCTGAGTTAACCGCCTGAGCTTTCTCGAATAAATCATCCGAAAAACCTTGTAGTCGAAAACATTCTCTAGGGGTTAAACGTCTAATTTTCACCACTCGATCATTCCAAACCACAGCACCCATTTGACCACCGCAGGATAGGTTATGGGCGATTCCTTTCCCAACTCTTGCTCGTCTCGTTGGAGAGTTGGGATAAGATAAATCCACTGAATCACCTACCTCAGCAACTTGATAACCTTGCTTCGTACCATTTCTGACCTTGATGCCTTCAAGAACGCCATGGCGGTCTTGAGAGGTCAATGTAAACATTGGCTCATCCTGTTCCTTGAGCCTGCGTCCATTTTGACGCTTGTTGATTCGATTGGGTGTCAGAATGGGTTGAATTTCGAGTACTCCAGAATTCATAGCCGTCCGCTTTGTAGCTCCAGCAGTATATCGTGCAGTGATACAACGTGCCTCATCTGTCAACTTTGGTTCTGTCAAAGATTGGTCAATCAAATATAGACCAGTCTTAGCTCCCAATCCACCACCCTCACCAACAAGGGTTGTGGCAATTCCACTTGGGTCGTAGACACGATAGCTTTGCATACCACCTACAAGTTGCTTAAGATGGCTACCGCTTTCTCCGCTGATAGGTAGTACTTTTCGTCGACCTCTGCTTCTAAGATGTCCGAGAGTGTAGATGCGTTCTCGATTTTGGGGAACTCCGTAGTCTTTTGAATTGAACACTTGCCACTCAAGGTCGTACCCTGCTTCATCCAAGATAGTGAGATAGTCGAGATAATCTCGTCCCCCGCCACTTGATAAAAGTCCCTTAACATTTTCAAGGAGTATCCACTCGGGTTTATCTTCTTCCTCTTGGCTTTGGATGAGGTCAACAAATGTAAAAAAGAGTCCACTTCGCTCACCGTATAGGCCTGCTCGCTTTCCTGCGATAGACACATTTTGACAAGGGCTTCCCGCACACCAGAGATCTGCTTTTGGAAGTTGTGTTGGGTCAATGCTTGTGATGTCGTCATGAAACCATTCTCCTTTCGTGTCATACATTGCTTCATAAGATTTTCGTGCAAACTTATCCTTCTCACAGTAACCGATACATTTGAAACCAGCTAGTTCCAAACCACAACGAAAACCACCCACTCCTGCAAAGAAATCAAGAAAGGTTAGGCTCATACCGTCTCCTCCATCATTGAATAGGCTTCATTAAAGGTCAAAGTCTGTCCATCACGCAATACCGTCACGTTGTCATTTCCTGTTGAATCTATATAACGTTTGACAATGACATCCACAAACTTCTCATCCAACTCAATGCCGTAACAAACCCTTCCAGTTTGGTCTGCGGCCATTAGGGTTGAACCAGAACCAAGGAATGGATCAAGAACAATCGTCCCACGCATGGATGAATTTTGAATAGGATAGGCCATCAGAGGAATTGGTTTCATCGTTGGGTGGTCTTTACTGGATTTTGGACGGTCATATTCCCAAATGGTTGTCTGTTTACGGTCACTGAACCACTGATGTTTTCCCTTTTGTTTCCAACCAAAGAGACATGGTTCATGTTGCCACTGGTAGGGACTACGTCCAAGAACTAATGAGTTCTTTTTCCAAATGCAACACCCACTCAGATAGAAGCCAGCATCCTTAAATGCCTTACGGAAGTTCAATCCTTCCGTATCCGCATGAAATACATAGATTGAGGCATCAGCTTCCATTTGCTTTTCCACTTGAGTGAACATGGAAAAGAGAAATTGGTAAAATTCACTATCTGGCATATTATCATTGAGAATCTTTCCAGCTGTTTCTTCCACGTCAACATTATAGGGAGGGTCTGTCACAACCAAATTTGCCTTTTTATCACCTAACAATTGCTCATATGTTTCGGCTTTCGTAGAGTCTCCACAAATCACTCGATGCTTACCAAGTTGCCAAATATCCCCTCGTTTTGAAAAGGTGGGTTTCTTCAATTCCTCTTCAACATCAAAGTCATCATCTGATAGGTCTTTATCATGGACATTTGATAGGATATCGTCAATTTCTGGTGGTTCAAAACCAGTCAGGTCGAGATTGAAATCCGACTCCTGTAAATCCAAAAGTAAATCCGCCAAAAGCTGGTCATCCCATTGACCGGTGATTTTGTTAAGGGCAATGTTCAGTGCCTTTTCATCTTCCTTGGATAAATCGACAATGACACATTTAGCAGTTTCAAAGTCTAAGTCCTTCAATA